TGTGATTGTCAAAACTGTACCAGGTGTCACGGTCACTGTTTTTAATGTGATTTCTCCGGAGCCACCTCCTCCGCCACCCACATACAGATAAACAGCACAACGATTTGTTCCACCGCCACCGCCACCGCCGCCACCAATGCTTAATATGTTGAGTGTTCCGCCAGATGAGCTGGGTACTGTAAATGTGGTTGATGTTGTGAATAGACCGCCATTGCCCGGTGTCAGATTGGCCTTGCCATAAAAGTTGCTGAATGCAATAGCACCTGACGCAACGCCAGCTAGGCCTCTAGGTACTGCTCCACCAATGCCAATTTGTGCGGTTGAAGCGAGCCCGAGTTCGGCATTGATTTCACTGGCAGGCAGTGCGCCTGACGATCTGATTGTCATTGAAATAACCCATGTTAACTTAAATTCAACTCTAAGTTGTATGGACTATTTATTTTGGACCGCAGTTATTTTGTCTTTTGGCCCAGTTCTTGGTACCCTGACCAGCTGGGGTGTATGGCATCTGTTTGTAGTTTTTTAGTGCCAATAACAGTGTCATTAAAGTTTCGAGCAATAAGTTCAACTACTTCATTCACTGCGGGTTTGCAGAATTTGTCATTGCAAGGCGGCAAGATCCAAAACACATGATCAGCATCCACACGCATACGCATGTCCATCAATTCCCGAAAGGTATTGACACCGGCGTGATCGTTTGTACCCAAGCTAATAATAACATTGCGGGCAGTTAGATCTCGACTCCGATACATACGATTCCATTGTGCTGTGTTGATTCCACCTTTGCCTATCAGCGCACATTCCTGTCGGAATTGCTGTGTGCCTACTGCAATACTGTCACCTAAGATCAAACATTCTAACATAATTTCTCCAAAAGAAAAGCGATTACTGCTATTATACAGCAATCGCCACAGATTGTCAATGGGTCAACAGTAGCCCAGGCGTTCTAGTCTGGCAACCAATTCAGTCCAGGCAATTTGTTGTTTAACTTCTGCTGTGATTTGAATCCTGCTGACAGCACAGTTGGGGCTTTGTGCTCTGTGTGCAATTTCAGTCCTGTTCCAACATGCTCCTGGATCTAGCACCGTAAACGCTGGGGTGGTACCCCAGTCATCTATTAGAGATTTAAAGCTGTAGGCTGGTTTTTCTACGCCATTTCTAAGTTCAGTGAACACACGCTCGCCAATTCGATCGCTGTCAATTCCGTCATTCCACCAATCCAGTGTGACTGGACTTAATCCTTGTATGGGAATATTAAAACGGGCTACCATTGCTACACCGCGTTCAAGTGCATCTATATGAGCACTCTTGGGGCATTGACCAGGATGTGAAATAAAACCGGCAAATCTTTTAAATTCCAATTTTAATTCATCAAAGTGCGCCAGTACTGCATCACGCTGAGGCCATGGTCTAAATAACTCTTGCGGCACGTCAACTCTGTCAAATGCACCTTTGATCAATTTCAATGCTGGCTCCAACTCGGGTGCAATATTCTCCAATGCCCATTTCTGTTCGGCCTCTGTTGGATTGAACTTGGGCATTGGAATATGGTAGTTTTTATATGTCATGGTGGTCTGTTTTGTCCGCTTTCTCCAATTAGCCATGTGTTGGTTGCTAATTTGATTGGTCCAAGATTATAAATGTGTGCCACTGGCTTTAAACCGTCTGGAATTCCGCGTCCATTTGATTTTAAAAATGGTTTTAAATTGTTCTTAACATAGTCAATACCAGCATGCCAATTTCGCCAAGCTGACGTGTCTTTGTAATGATCAATGAACCAACGATCAAACTCACTGTACCAATCACTCACTGCTTTGTCTGCCTGAAACCACTCTTCTTGCCAGGTTGTGTACAGCAGATTTCTTAACACACGCTCGTGCATCAGGCGTGTCAACGCTGGAGTAACTCTGTGTTCTAGCCAAAATTCTTGTTGAGCAGGGAACGCCTCTAGATATTTCTTGATAACATGTCCTTGCTTGATCAACATACGCACACTTTCTGGAGCCCAATAAAAATATTCCACTGTGCAGTTTTCATATTCTTTGATATGCTCTGCCACTGTGTTGATATTGGCACTACGATCGTTGAACCGCATTAATAAATTGTTTTCTCGAATTATAACTCTGGGCTTTTCAACTCCTGTAATTAAACAAGTACTCTTGCCGCGGTCAAAATCACGCTTGACTTCATCAAAACTCAGATAGTTAAATCGTGTAATACCAATTGGATTAAGACCTTCCTTTTGATTCAATACCCAACTTTCATCTGTGTTGGCCAGGCTTTCAAATAATGTGTCACTTAGATCAAAGATACGAATCTTGGTTCGAGGCATTTCATTTTCGATTGTGCGTAAGCGCGGCAACAAATGCAATTGATGTTCGCTTTCTGGACCATTGTAAGAATTTTTACTGTTTGCATCTACTGTAATAAACTTTTCGCTGGCCTTTGTCATTGTATTAACTACAATTTCATCAATGTGCAGGCCTTGTCTACGAAAGCTTTCGTAGATGTTGTTGCTGTCTGCGCCGCCCGAGTAGCTTAATATAACATAGTCATACTTTTCACGAAGCTGTCTTGCACGGGAATCATACAACTGATCTAATGTTTCACTAGGTTCCACTGCCCAATTGTGTGAGTTAAAAACTGCGTTGTTGAACATCCAGCGTACTGGCTGGTTGACTTTTGTTCCATATATACATGCTTCAATTTTAGAATGAAAATCAATATCATTACATACATAATAACCTAGATTTTTATTAAATGTTTTTTGCATTTTGTATATATGTTTGCGTATGCTTTATTGTGCGATTTGATCCATAATCGCACATCAACTCCAAGTGCCGGTCTAGGTCGATGAAAATTACTCGTGCCAGATAGTCGTGTATTACTTTGGGAGTTGCTACATAATCTATTTCTTTTTGCACAGCAAATTTTGGAAAATATTCTAGCTCATTGCCCCAATACTTGCCAAATTGAATAGGCTTGATATACAGGCCCCAGCCCCAGATGATCCACAATGGTGCTTTTCCAGTTTTTGGATCTACCATGCCGTTTTCTTTAATATATGGAAATGCATGCCTATAGGCCACTGCAATGTCGTCAATCAGCATGCTGATGGCAAATTCCTGATGCAAACTTCGTCTATCTAAATACACAGTGGGGTTTTGTCGATTTGCATGGAACCAAGCTGATGTTGTGTCAATGGCATTGTAACTTTCCATCATGCGCCAAGTACCCTCATCGGCGGCTGACAATTTTAAATTGTTGTTGTTTACAAATAGGTCTGGGTTTTCTGGACCTTCTAGCACATGACAAGCTTGATCAAGTTGGTCTAGAAATTTTGCTTTGATATGATGTTGTGGTGGTATCCTTGTTGCAGTCGACAACGCTTCTATTTCATCTTTTATAGCCATTGGATCAATGTCAATGATATTGCATTTAAAGTTGTATTTTTTCTCTAAGATTTTAATATTTTGAAATTCAGAATCATTAAAGCCAGGATGATACATAAACGCACATTCATGTGGCAAGCCTTGTTGTATAAAGCTATGCAGTACAACTTGGCTGTCTAAACCACTGCTTAGACTGATTATTGTTTTCCTTTCGTTGGCAATGCGCTGACAGGCCAAATCCAATTCTTGCCGCATGTTTCCAATGGGTCTGGGCAGGCTGGTATATTCAATCCAATATTTGTCGTTTTCGTCTAGGCCGTATTTCATAACGATACTTACCAGTCACCATTGTCGACAACTAGCCTGAATGACAGCATGATGACCTGTATTACAATTTCTCGGCGACTGGGGCTTGGCCATTCGGCCTGGGTTGAATCAATGCAGTAAGAAATGCGCCAATGGAATGGGTTGAAAATTACAGTTATCCATAGGCCGCTATAGCGTAACCAATCCATTAAATATCTCCGTCATGATTGGGCAGTATAAAGCCCCATTCGTTAACAGTACCGTTTACATCGTAGGACTTTTCCTGCTCATCGTAGGTCCATCCAAGCACCCGCATCATTTTATGCTTGACCAACAGGTTTGGAATACGAAAACGCTCGCAATCTGCAAAGCCCATCATAACACCAACTTCTGCCACAGCACCTGAACGGCAAACACCGGCATGACAGTGAACCACAACATTCATGCGATTTTCAAAGGCATGTTGCAACAAGCGCACAAGCTCTGCGGCCTGTGCATCTGTAATGGCAAACTCGCTCATGTCAATGGTTCTACCATCACCTGTGTTGGTCATGCCATCTTCTTCAATGTCCAAAAATGTAAATTTGTGTACTTCTTTGAAGTGATGTTTGGGAGTAGGAAACGCCATGTCATGATCCGAAATTTGGATCAGCATACTGTTGTCACCGCAATCATGATGACGTCCGGTGGCTACATTTTCTAAAGGTATGTTTTCAATCCAAGGCATGTGTATATTATATGTGATTTGCGCTTAAAGAGCAAGCATTTTTCCTACATACGCATTGATCCATAATTTTTGTTGCAGGCGTAGATCAAGGTCAGCTACAATTTTTTTAGAATTTTCTTTGGTCAAATTTTCTTCGGTCACACCAGGATATTGCATAAACTGCAAAAGTGTCCAACTGCCATGTGGCGCATTTGATTTGTTGGTCACCGGTCGTAATACTTCTTGCACATATTTGTCAGCATCTCGCAGAGTCCAATAATCAGTCTTCCAATAATACCCCTTGGTCTTTCTTCGATTATCAGCTATAAATTCAACAAATTCATATCCATATTTGGTTGCATTTTTTTCAAATTCGCTGGCGTGTCGACCGGGCACAGCCCCTAGATTACTAAGACCCAATGACGACCAGGTTATGTTATAAAGATCGTTGTCAACAAACCAGTGTGCTGTGTCCAGCAAAGATTCTCTTGTGTCGCCGGTTAATCCAACAATGAAACTGAGCGTCTGCGCTACTTTTTTATTCCAGATATCATGGTACAATTTTGGTATATATTCTCTTGCACTTTTGCCACTCCAACCTTTGCCAATGATGCCTGAAGCCTGTTCGCCCAGGCTTTCTATTCCATGAAAACCAGCCAGCAACCCAGATTCTTGTAGCATGTAAGGTACATCTGGAAATTTATCCAACAAGTCTGCTCGCAAATATGAAGTATACTTGATTTTAAAAGGTAAGCTTGCTACCATATAATAC